ATATGTTGCAGGCAGGCTAATCAATTACCATTTGCGTAAGCAAGTATATGGTGGATATGCACCCGGTAATTTTGCAGCGCATGTTAAGAAAGTAATTGATGCAGGGTATTACGATAAAGAAATACTAAATTGGTATAATGATGATGAGCTTGCTGCTATCGGCAATTTCATCAATCATGATCGCGATTATGATATTGTTTACGTAGGTATGGAACAGTTTCGCGGAAAGTACCTGGTGAAGAACCGTGTTACCGGCCACATGTACGAAACACCTCAGATGGCATATATGCTAATATCTATGGTGTTGTTTCGCCGTTATGACCGTGCTACAAGACTTAAGTGGGTTAAGGATTTCTATGATGCAATTAGCACATTTGAAATTAGCCTACCGACTCCTATTATGGCGGGGCTCAGGACCCCACAGAAGCAGTTCAGCAGTTGCGTTCTCATTGAAACAGATGACAGCCTGGACAGCATTAATGCTACAGCTAGCGCAATCGTCAAATATGTTAGTCAGAAAGCTGGTATTGGTGTAGGCGCAGGACGTATTCGCGCTATAAACAGTCCTATTCGCAACGGTGATGCAAGCCACACTGGTGTTATCCCCTTTTATAAGCACTTTCAGTCTGCCGTTAAGAGTTGCAGCCAGGGCGGTGTAAGAGGTGGCGCAGCAACCCTATATTATCCTATCTGGCATTTAGAGGTTGAAGATCTACTCGTGCTTAAGAATAACAAGGGTACAGAAGATAATCGCATACGACATATGGATTACGGTGTACAGTTCAACAAGGTAATGTATGAACGTATGCTTACAGGTGGCAACATTACGTTGTTCAGCCCGCACGATGTACCAGACTTGTATGATGCATTCTTTACAGATGTTGATAAGTTTCGTGATTTGTATGAGAAGTATGAGCGTTCAACAAAAATTCGCAAGAAGTCAATTCCTGCAATTGATTTGTTTGGTAGCTTTATGCAGGAGCGTAAGGATACAGGTAGAATCTACCTAATGAATGTTGATCATGTTAACGATCATAGTCCATTCATTAAAGAACTCGCTCCTATTAGACAGAGCAATTTGTGCGCGGAGATCGGCCTTCCAACTAAGCCATTGAATGATATCAAAGATCCAAATGGTGAGATTAGCCTATGTACACTAGCCGCACAGAATTGGGGTAAAGTACGCGATCCTAAAGATTTTGAACGCACAGGTACACTTATTGTTCGTGCATTAGACGAGTTGCTAGACTATCAGGATTATCCTGTTATAGCAGCCGAGATAAGCACAATGAATCGCAGACCTCTAGGCATTGGCATTGTTAACCTAGCATACTGGCTAGCTAAGAACGATTTAACGTATCAGCACATCACACCAGAAGGACTTGCTAAGATACACGAGTATACAGAAGCATGGAGTTACTACCTTATTCGCGCTTCAGTTGACCTTGCAAAGGAAAAAGGCGCATGCCCTAAGAGCAGCGAAACAGAATATGCTCGCGGCATTATGCCAGTTGATACATACAAGCGCGATGTTGATGAGCTTGCAGGACCAATTTATAAAATGGATTGGGATAGTTTGCGTGCTGATGCCAAGCGCTATGGTATCCGTAACAGCACATTAATGGCTCTTATGCCAGCTGAAACATCGGCACAAATTAGTAACAGTACAAATGGTATCGAGCCGCCACGTAGCTTGATCAGTATTAAGCAGAGCAAAGACGGAGTTCTTAAGCAGGTTGTTCCAGAGATTCGTCGTTTGAAGAACAAGTATGATTTGCTATGGGATCAGCGCAGTCCAGTTGGGTACCTAAAGATTTGCGCAGTTTTGCAGAAGTTTGTTGATCAGTGTATTTCTGTTAATACAAGTTACAATCCAAAGTATTATCCCGAAGAGCAGATCCCAATGAGTGAAATGCTACAGCATTTGCTTTTGCATTATAAGTGGGGCGGCAAAACACTATACTATTACAACACCGCCGACGGCGCAGGTGAAATCGACGTTAAGACTCCTGAATTAGCAGCAGGTGAAGTTGACGACGAAAATTGTGTAGCCTGTACAATTTAACGAGGGTACAATGCGCGAGTTAAAGGGTGTAGTCCTTTTAAAGGGCTTCAAGGATAAGAATAGCCGTCTGTATGACAAGACGGAGATGTTTACGGCTGTATATAAAAAGAGATTGATAGGCGAACTAGTAGACAACACTGCTGGTCTGACCGTAGACTTAAGCAAAGTTAGTCATGCCATCGACAATATTGCCGTTGTTAATGACGATTTAGTAGGGGATATAACCGTACTGGATACGCCAATGGGTGCTATAGTTCAACAGCTAATGGAAACAGGTGTTGAATTTGAACCAGCTATACGTGGAACCGGTAAAGTTACTAGCGATCTAGAAGTGTATGAATTGTCCTTACTAACATTCGATTTGAGGAAGAAGTAACCATGTCATTTAGCGTATTCGATGCAACAAACAAGCGGGATGCTACCAAAGTTAAAGCATTCTTTGATGAGCCTGTTACTATTGCAAGGTATGACAGACAGAAGTATCCATTCCTGGAAAAGCTAACAGAGAAGCAACTAAGCTTCTTTTGGCGCCCTGAGGAGATTGAGATCTATCGTGATGCTAAAGACTTTAAGGCTTTGACTAATCACGAGGCACATATTTTCACAAGCAACCTCAAGCGACAAATCCTATTAGACTCTGTACAAGGCCGCGCCCCTACTATTGCATTTGGCCCAATATGCAGTTTGCCAGAGCTAGAGAATTGGATTTTAACCTGGGCATTTTCTGAGAGCATTCACAGTCGCAGCTATACGTATATCATACGTAACGTTTATCCAGACCCTAGCATTGTGTTTGACGAAATGCTTGATATCAAAGACATCGTTGATTGCGCTAAGGATATCAGCGTTGATTATGATAAGCTAATTCGAATGAATTCTATCTATACTTTGAAGGACGAGTTAAATGGGATTGGGTATGATTACAATGACCCAGTCGTATTATATGAACATAAGAAGGCAGTATGGCTAGCCTTGATGAGTGTTAACATTCTTGAAGGTGTTCGCTTTTATGTTAGCTTTGCATGTAGCTGGGCATTTGCTGAACTTAAGAAGATGGAAGGCAACGCTAAGATCATCAAGTTGATCGCTCGCGATGAAAACCTACATCTTGCAGGTACACAGCAATTGCTGAAAGTGTTGCCAACTGATGATCCAGACTTTGCAAAAATCCGCGAGGAGACTAAGGATCAAAGCATTAAGATGTTCATTGAGGCAGTCAATCAGGAAAAAGCTTGGGCGCACTTCTTGTTCAAAGACGGCAGCATGATTGGGCTTAACGAACAGCTACTTAATGAGTACATTGAGTGGATTGCTAATAGGCGTATGACCGCAGTTGGATTGCAGGGCCCATATAAGGGCGGCAGCAATCCTCTACCGTGGACACAGAAGTGGATTGCAGGGTCAGACGTACAAGTTGCACCCCAGGAAACTCAAATTTCTAGTTACACAGTTGGCGGTGTCAAGAAAGACGCAAGCGTTGATAGCTTTAAAGGATTCAGTCTATAATGAAAGTTGCGGTTGTAACACCTTACTATAAAGAGAGTACTGATATACTGAAGCGCTGTCATGCCAGTGTTTTGGCACAGACACACACAGACGTAACACACATTATGGTTGCGGACGGTAATCCGCATCCGTGGTGCACCAAGCAAAAAGTTGAGCATATGGTGCTACCTGAGTCGCACGGCGACGCGGGCGCAACACCAAGGGCACTTGGCGCATTGAGTGCATTTAGCCGCGGGTATGATGCTGTATCATTTTTAGATGCAGACAACTGGTATGAGCCAAATCATATTGAAGTTATGATAAAAACTATGCTAGAAGATAAAGCAGATGCGATTGTAGCTACAAGAACTATACATGCAATCGACGGTAGTCCAATGTATGTCGACGACATTGAAAGTACAGGCCGCACGTTTGTTGATACAAATTGTTGGTTTTTGCATAAGAAGACCGCAATGCTAATGCCATTTTGGATAACGGATCCTGCAAATCACTTAGTAAGTGATAAGGTTTTCTTCAGTGCTATGAGACAAGCAAAGGTACCAGTAGGCAGAGCTATGATTCCTACAGTTGCATATGTGACTAAGTGGGGGTGGCATTACCAGAGAGCGGGCAGACCAATACCACCTGATGCAGTTTGGATGGCAAAAGATCAGAATGGCAACCATATACAAATACAAGAAAAAGATAAAGGAGCCACAACATGAAGGCAGTAATTTATACAAAAGATAATTGCATATTTTGCACACGAGCAAAGACACTATTGAACAACATGTCTATTGCATATGAAGAACATATACTCGATGTGCATGGCCGAGATGGAAGAGTACTTACAGAAAATCAGCAATGGAGTACCAAAGCTGATCTTTTGCGAGTATATCCTGCTGCTAAGACTGTTCCTCAGATTTGGCTAGACGACGAGCATATTGGTGGCTATACTGAGTTAGTGCAGAAATTAGGCTAATAACTTGTAATTTGCCTGATAGATCGTGCATATTTGATTATCAAATCAAAGGAGCATTAGAATGTTACTATCAAAGCAAATTGCAATAGGCGACGTTGTTACACTTAAGTTAATTACTGGTGACGAACTTGTAGCCAAGCTTCATGCCATTGGCCCTGATACAGTATCTGTATCAAAGCCCATGCTAGTAAGTGTTGGTATGGATGAGCAGACACGTAAGGTTGGCATACAGATGTCGCCTTATTTCATATTATGTGGCGAGCCCGATGCTAATCTTGTGATTAAGAATTCGCATATTTTAGTACAAACACTTGCAAACGACGCAGCTAAGCAGGGTTATATT